CATCCCTCGGCGAGCAAGCCATCGTCTTGTCGCCCGGTGGGGACACCATTACCGGAATTGCCATCCTTGGCATCTATTCCGACGAGTTTCCTGCTCCGTCTTTTTCTCCGAGCCTCCATACCGTTCACTATCCCGATGGCGCGGTCATTGAATACGATGATGCGACGCACGCACTGAATGCGGTGCTGCCAGGCGGTAGCACTGCAACCCTGACGGCAACGACCGTTACTGTGAACGCCGATGAAGTCACATCGAATGCGCCAAAGACCAAATGCACCGGAGATCTGGATGTAGCGGGGACGTTGACGGTCGCCGGTTCCAGCCAACTGAATGGTGGCGTCAATGCAAAGGCCGGTGCCGGCGGCGGTAAGGCGGTCAAGATCGAAGGCGAAGTAGAAGCTACGGGCGACGTGACCGCTGGAGGCATCAGCCTTATGCGACATCCCCACGGCGGCGTTCAGCGCGGCGGCAGCGAAACGGACGGCCCGAAATGATCGGCATGAGCGCACAAACTGGCCGTGCCATCAGCGGCAGCGAACACCTGGCTCAATCCATGATCGACGTGATCCTGACGCCGTTGGGAACTCGGACGATGCGCCGCAACTACGGTTCACTGGTGCCGGACCTGATCGATCATCCGATGAACGGCGCCAATATCCTGCGCATCTATGCCGCTACCGCGCATGCACTGATGCAGTGGGAGCCGCGCGTGCGTGTGACAGGTGTCGCTCTCACAATCGCCATGGACGGCGCCGCGACACTGGATCTGGATTGCCTCGCCAATGGCAGCGAGCTGAAAGTGTCTGTTCCGGTGAGGCCCGCATGAGCAGCCCCATCGACCTGACACGCCTGCCGGCGCCCGACATCATTGAACCGCTGGATTACGAAGTGACGCTGGCCGCTCGCAAGGCAGCAGTCGTCGCTGAAATGCCAGTCGATCAGCAGGATGAAGTCGCGGCGACGTTGGAGCTGGAATCCGAGCCAATGACGAAGCTGCTGGAAGAGAACGTTACGCGCGATCTCGCATTGCAGAACCGCATCAACGTCGCCGCGCGCGCAGTGTTGCTGGCATACGCTCGCGGTGGAGATCTGGACCAGCTCGGCGCCAACTTCAATACCGAGCGCCTCACTATCACACCAGCAGACCCCACCGTGAATCCACCGGTAGCGGAAGTGAAGGAAGACGACGACGCATTCCAGCCTCGTATTCAGGAGGCCTTTGACGGTCTCTCTGTGGCGGGTCCGACGGCGGCATATGAGTTTTTTGCGCGCAGTGCGCATGGACATGTCCGCGATGCGCGTTGCACCAGCCCAGCACCTTGCGAGATCGTGATTTCGGTTTTGTCGACCGAGGGAGACGGCACGGCGGACAGACCGCTGATTGACGCCGTCGATAGCGCGCTGAGCGCGGAAACCGTGCGCCCGGTGGGCGATCTGGTAACGGTTCAGAGTGCCGAGATCATTTCATATGAGATTGATGCTGTATTGGTGATCGGGTCAGGTCCTGAATCATCCATCATCACGCAAGCCGCACAACAGAGCGTGCTGGCGGAATCCGTTCCTAAGCGGCCTTTGGGGCGTAGCGTCTATCTTTCCAAGCTGGACGCTGCTCTGCACGTGGAAGGCGTTGTCCACGTGATCATCAACTCGCCGCCTGCCAACATCATTCTGACGAAACTGCAGGCCGCTTTCTGCACCGGCATCAGGCTGACCGCACAGGTGCAGGATGTCTAAAGCCATCACTATCTTGGCGCCGACAGCGTCACGTCTTGAACGTGCCGTCGCTACTGCGTGCGCCGAGCTGGGCGAGACCAACGTCCCTATTCGTGATTTGTGGAATCCAGACAAGTGTCCAGTCCAATTCTTGCCACATCTGGCATGGCAGTTTTCGGTGGACCGCTGGGACGACACCTGGCCGGAAGCGACACAGCGCGCCGCCATCAAAGCGTCGTACTACATCCATCGCCGCAAGGGGACGGTCGCAGCGGTACGCCGCGTCGTTGAGACGTTGGGCTACTTGATCAAGATTATCGAATGGTGGCAGACCACGCCGCGCGGCCCACGTGGCACCTTCGCGCTGGAGATCGGCGTGCTGGATTCCGGGATCACTGACGAGATGTTTCTTGAGCTGGAACGGCTGATTGACGACGCGAGGCCGGCTAGCCGCCATCTCACTGGCCTGGCTATCCACATGGAAGTGCGCGCGACTGATCGCATTGCTGTTGCCGCCTACCTCGGCGACGAAATGACTATCTATCCGTATTCCCCTGGTCCGATTTCAGTCAGCGTCGCAATGGCATCCGGTGCACGGGTGCATCTGGCCGACACGCTGACGATCCAACCTCTCAACATCGCAATTTGAGGAACACATGGCACAAACCTACTACGGAATTCTGACCGCTGTTGGCGAAGCGAAAGACGCAAACGCCAAGGCACTCGGTATTCCACTTGTATATGCAGAAATGGCGGTAGGCGATGGTAACGGCATCGTCCCCGTTCCTGATCGCAATCGCACATCGCTGGTGCACCAGCAACGTCGCGCTCCGCTCAATTCCCTCACACGGGACCCGGTCAACACCAATCAGGTCATTGCCGAGCAGATCATCCCCGAGACCGTGGGTGGATGGTATATCCGTGAACTTGGCCTCTATGACGCTGACGGCGACTTGGTCGCGATTGCTAACTGCCCAGAAACCTACAAGCCTTTGCTGGCTGAAGGCTCCGGGCGCGTGCAAGCCGTGCGCATGGTGATCATTGTTTCCAGTGCTGACAACGTGCAGTTGAAAGTTGATCCTTCGATCATCTTGGCAACCCGTGACTATGCCGATAAAAAGGCTGTTGAGGTCATCGTTGCCCATGAAGCAAAAGACGATCCACATCCACAGTACTTCCGCACGCGAGACGAGATTCTGCCGGGTGGCCTGACACAACAGGTCCTGCGCAAAAAGTCCAACGCCGCCAATGACTGGGAGTGGGTTGATTTAACAGCTGGCATTACCGTGAACGTCAATACGAAACCAGAAAGCCAGTTGCTGACGGATGGTCAGACCGTTGTGGACTTCACCAAGATCACAACAAACGGCGTGGTGGTCTACATTGGCGGTGCTCGGCTTGATGAAGGCATTGACTACACCGTTACCTCACAAACACGCATCACACTGGCACGCGGCTACCCAAAAAATACGCGCCTCACTGCCGCTCAGAACGAAGTCGCCGGCAGCGTCATCAATCCACTGGACGCATCTAAGAATCTTGCTGATGTACAAAGCGCGGCAGTCGCACGCAAGAACATCAAGGCGTCGGCGGCGCTGACCGGCACACCTCAGAAATGGCCTACGCTGGACTGCCCTGATTTTGCGGTCGTGCGGGATGGTTCGGCATTGCCTCGCCTGGTATATCCGGAGCTGTTTGCTGTGCTCTGCCCATTGCGTACCGCGACCATCACGCAGAACGCCGCCGGCGCCGTCATCACTGGTCTTTCTCGTACAAAGGATATGTGGGTAGGGATGCCGGTAGAGCATGCAGCCATCCCGGCTGGCGCCACGGTTAAATCCATCGACAGCGCCGCCCAAGTAACGCTTTCGGTCAATTCAACCGCCACCGTCGCCGGCGCCGCTATCCAGCTCTTTTTTCACGGCTACGGCAATGGAGGCAATGCGGCAACGTTCGGCGTCATGGACGATCGCGGATTGTTCGACCGTGCGCTCGATGGCGGCGAGCGGGGCTATGAAAAATCGACCATCACCGGCACCACGAATTCAACCACGGCGGTTACGGGTATCGCCAGCACGCGCGGCGCATACATCGGACAGGCTGTTTCCGGCCCTGGATTGCAAGCCGGTACGACTGTTGCCGGCATCACGGCGACCGGCGTCACATTGAGCCTGGCGGCGACAACCTCGTTCGCCGGCAACCAACTGACATTTATTGGCGGCCAGGTTGGTAACGAGCGCGAAGACACATCGCAAGGCCACCGGCATCAGAACACAGTCAATCCGAGTTTCGGCTATCAACCCGGCGGCACCATCAATGACTTTCTTTACGCCCAAGGAACTGTAGGAACAATCACCGCCGGCACGGCAGACCCAACAACAGACGGTCGCAACGGATTACCTCGCGTCGGACCAGAAAACCGCCCTCGTTTCCGCGACTGGCTGCCAATCATCATCATCTAAGGGAACCCATGAAAGTTTTCAACTACAGCAATGTGACCGGCGAATTCATCAATGAAGATGATGCGCGCGAAAGCCCACGCGAACCAGGACAGCCACTCATTCCCGCCTACGCCACCCCGGACGCCGCACCGCCGGTGGCCGCCGGATACGTCGCCGCCTTCCTGAATGACGAAGGCAAGGTTGTCAGCGACTACCGTGCCGGCGCCTGGCGTGAAGTGAAGGACGAGCGCGGCGATTACTTCCGTACCGCCGATGCGCAACCGGAATACCTTGCCGATATCGGCGTCTCGCCGTCGGATCGCGGCTTGACCGCTTTGCC